TGCACGGTGGCAAATACATGTCCGACAAGAAAGGCAAAGGTAAAGGCATAGGCGTAATGATTGCCGTAGGTCCAGTAAAGAAAAAGAAAGCCCCCGCTAGGAGAACCAAGAAGAAGGCGTAGTCCTTATGAATAGAAAGCAACGTAGAGCGAAAGCTAAAACAGAAAAGACAGAAACAAAGAAAGAGTACAATCCGCTAGAAAATTCTAATGACCAGCCTTTTAAGGAACATATGCTTCATATGAAGGAAGCACATGACATTGGACATCTTCTATGGTTACTGAATACAGGTCGTCTTTCACTTCCATACCATCATCAGCATGAGGAAGCATTAAATCTAAAACTTCCCTTTGATGTTATTTCAGAAAACTACTACAAGACGCAACCAAACATTGTAGTCATTGATGACTTTATGAATCTGGAAGCACTGCAGAAACTAAAGAATTACTGTCTTGAGTTTCCATTCTGGAATACAATTTATGGCAGAGGATACTTAGGTGCCTTTCGACAAAATGGATTTACACCACAATCTTTAGAAACATTAGCTTTGGAGATGGTGCAAAATTTACCAGAGATATTTAATACGACCAACAAACGTAATCTAGCCCAGATGTGGGCATTTAAATATGAGTCTAAGTGTCCCGGCATTGATGTACATGCAGACTTTGCCGCTGTTAATGTAAACTTCTGGATTACGCCTACAGAAGCAAATGCAGACTATGACAAAGAAAAGGGCATTGGTAAAACAGGGGGCATGTGGATTTGGGATGCAGGTGCTCCTCCTGATTGGGACTTTAATAAATACAACGGCGACAATAAGGATGAAGTGTTGGAATATCTAGACAAGCAGCAGTCAAAGGCTGTCTATATTCCTTACAAGTATAATAGGTGTGTTATGTTTGATTCTAATCTGTTTCATAAAACAGCGGAGGTAAACTTTCTTCCGGGGTTTGACAACAAAAGAATAAATGTAACGATGCTATTTGGGCAACGTGAAAATGCTGGAGTGGAGCCACAGGATATGTTAGAAGCTGAGAACCTACGAAAAATGACTTCTCAATCCATTTTAGAAACTTTTGATTTAGAAACAGGTAAAGTTAAATCTGTAATGGAAGAGGTTGCGTAATGGCTGTTACCGCTGCCCAAGTTCAGACAGAGATGATTGCCCATGAGCGAGAATGTGCAGTCAGAGCAGAAGCGACACAAAGGCAGCTTGACTCTTTAACAGGTCGAATACGAAGGCTTGAAGCAGTCATTATGGGTTCTACAGTTACAGTGGTAGTAGGCATGCTTACATTGCTTTGGAAAGTATTACAATTACCTATCTAAATGTGCTTTCTCTTGGTGCAGGTGTACAATCAAGCACATTAGCATTAATGGCAGCACAGAATAAAATTAGCCCAATGCCTGATTGTGCCATTTTTGCAGACACACAATTTGAACCAAAAAATATTTATGAGCATTTAAATTGGCTAGAAACACAATTACCTTTTCCAGTTTATAGAGTAACTGCTGGAAATATTAAATTAAATACGGAAAAAGGAATAAACTCAACAGGACAGAAGTTTGTAAGTATTCCTTTTTTTACAGAAGGTGGTGGCGTTGGTAGGCGGCAATGTACAAATGAGTATAAAATTCAACCAATACACAAAAAATTGCGAGAGCTTATTGGTTTAAAGCCTAGACAACATGCACCAAAAAAAGTTGTAGTTAAGCAGTGGATAGGAATTAGTTTAGATGAAGCTGCAATGAGAATTAAACCATCTAGATATGTTTGGATAGAAAATGTTTGGCCTTTAGTAGACATGAAAATGTCAAGGCAAGATTGTTTAGAGTGGTTTAAAGAACATTATCCCAATAAACCTTTAAATAAAAGTTCCTGTATTGGATGTCCATTTAGAGATGATGCTTCTTGGAAACATATGAAAAGTAATGATACAATTTCTTTTGTAGAAGCAGTTTTATTTGATGAGGCAATTCGTGACAAAGGACACACAGAAAAAGTAAAAAAAGATTTGTTTGTTCACAGTTTACGTAAACCGTTAAGCGAAGTTAGTTTTGATAATAGTAAAAACATAAAACAGCTTAACTTTTTTAATGAAGAATGTGAGGGCATGTGTGGTGTTTAATTTAAAATGAAGTTTGCTAGTACATCCTTTATGTGGTCAGAACTAGCCTGTAAATGTGGTTGTGGTAATATATTCATACAGGACGCTGCAATAGATAAATTACAAAAAACAAGAGATATTATTAGAGTTCCTTTAATTATAAACAGCGCAGCAAGATGTCCAATACATAATGCAAAAGTAGGTGGCGCACCAAAAAGTCAACATAGAGCTACTAAGTCTCGACCTTCTACCGCTTTTGATATTTCATTGCGTGGAGTAGATAAAGAAGAACTAATAGAAGCTGCAAAGTTTGCAGGGTTTAAAGGGTTTGGCATAAACTATAATTCCTTTTTACATGTAGACAATCGAAAGTTTGCAGCAGTCTGGTAGAAGGAGACATGTATGTTTGAAATTATTGCTTCAGTATTATCGGGTGGTGCTACAGGAATTATCGGTAGTGCTATTGGTACAGTCGGCAGGTTTCTTGAAAAGAAGCAAGAGCTAAAGCAGATGAAGCTTGAGTTTGATCAAGAGCTACAACTTCAAGAACTACAGATTACAGCCCGTAAAGATGAGCTTGAAAGTGAACAGGCAATAGTGCAGACACAGGCAGACTCAGACATTAAGACTGCTTCTTATGCACATGATGCTTCATACGGTCCTACTACACCTATTATTGCATCTATACTAAGATTTGTACGTCCTGTACTTACTTTTGGCCTGTTAGGTTTTTCAGGATATATTTTCTTTAGTGTTCAGGATGATCCTACAATTGTACGTGAATTATCAAATCAAATGATGTTTTTAACTACTACAGCAGTAGCATGGTGGTTTGGAGATAGGAGCTTACGCAAGTGAGAGAACTTACAAATAAACAACAAACATTTCTGAAGGTGCTCTTTGATGAGGCTGAAGGAGACTATACCAGAGCAAAGCAAATAGCTGGTTACAGTGAGGGTACAAGTCCTTCCGAAGTTCTGCGTTCCGTGAAGGACGAAGTACTTGAACTTACAAAAGAGTATCTTGCTATGAATGCTCCACGAGCAGCGAGAGCAATGATTAATGTTCTGGATCGTCCTTCAGAGCTAGGCAATCAGCATAGGCTCAATGCAGCAAAAGAACTGCTGGATCGTATTGGTATTCACAAAACAGATAAAGTTGAGTTGACTGCTCCTAGTGGCATTATGTTATTGCCACCAAAGGACACGGCTCATGGCGTATAAAAAAGGAGACTATGCTAAATATCATAAAAGCCCTCGTATGAAAAAAGAAAGGGCATTGAGAAATAAAAACAGATATCATGCAGAAAAAAAAGGACGAGTAAAAAAGGGTGATGGTAAACATATTGACCATAAGGATGGTAACCCAAGAAATAATGGCCGTAAAAATTTAAGAGTTGTATCGGCTC